TTTAACATGGTTTAAGTATATGATGGGCGCTGTTGCCAGTGTCTTTTCGATGTTGATGGCGGTTATGGAGTTTTTAAACGCGGGTAAAGGAGAGTAACATGTTGCAAGCATTAATTGGTCCTGTTGCTGGATTACTTGATAAATTTATTGAAGACAAAGACACGAAGAATGCTTTGGCTCACGAAATTAGTACAATGGCAGAGCGTCATGCTCAAGAACTTGCAAAGGGCCAATTGGAAGTCAATAAAGTTGAGGCGGCTTCAAAATCTATGTTTGTCGCGGGCTGGAGACCGGCTGTGGGCTGGGTCTGCGTACTGGGCATGGCCTCAAACTACATTTTAATTCCATTTGCTAATTTTGGTTTGGCTTTAGCTGCGTCGGACATTGTAGTACCATTAATAGACACTAGCACGATGATGCCGGTTTTGATGGGCATGTTAGGGTTAGGTGCTATGAGAAGTGTCGAAAAAGTACAGGGGGTTTCAAGGGAAAGATGATTGGCTGGCTTTATGAAAAACATTTAAAACTATTTTTTGGGCGCGAGTTCAAGCGTGTTCGTGCCAGAGACAACAAGGGACGTTATGTAGCAGATGACAAATCTACGCCTGATAAGAACGAAGCGTATATCAATGTGTCGGCTGCTTTAAACGCTGGTAAAAATGAAGACTAGCGGAGAAGGTGTTGCTCTCATTAAAAAATTTGAAGGCTGCAAGCTGGAGGCTTATCAGTGCAGTGCGTCAGTTTGGACAATTGGCTGGGGAACAACTAAAGGAGTTAAGGAGGGAGATACCTGTACGCAAGACGAGGCTGATGCTTTTCTGGAGGATGACCTGTTTGAATTTGAAAAGGCGATACATAAACACGTTAACGTGCCTCTCCGACAAAATGAATTTGATGCGCTCGTTAGCTGGGTATACAATCTTGGTGGAACTAACCTTCGCGAATCTACTCTTCTTATTCGGATTAATGACAACACTGATAGCAGCCGCGCTGATATTCCTTATCAAATTAGAAGATGGAATAGGGCTGACGGCAAAGTTTTAGATGGTTTAGTGCGACGCAGGAAAGCAGAAGCATTACTTTGGGAAGGAAAGGACTGGACTGTAGTATAAATCTATTGCATATATAAGATTAAATCGGATAAAATCTGATTATCCAAGACAATATATAGATTTATAAGAATGATTGAAATACACACCACTTCGATGGTGTATCAGATCACAAGAGAAAGACGACAAGCCGTTATCGACGCTATGATTTATGGTAACGTCAAGTCTATGGAGCATTATCGTGAGCTTATGGGCAATTTAGAAGCCCTAAATCATGTGGATCAGGAATTAAAAAACCTGCTAGAGAAACAGGAGCAACGTCATGAGTAAGACAGAAATTGATCTTTCTGCCGCACCCAACGCAAACTTTCAGATTGAAAGCGAATCACAAAACCTAGAAGACGCTTACGAAACCAAGCCTTATCTCCGGCCTGAAAATATTGGCGGTTCTTTACTTGAAAGACTGCCTACGCCTACGGGATGGAGGATTTTAATTCTTCCATATCGTGGCGTGGGGAAGACAAGTGGAGGGATACATTTACCGGATGAAATGGTCCAACAACAGTTCGTTTCTACTCAAGTTGGCTACGTGTTGAAAGTCGGACCGTTAGCATATAGAGATCCGGAAAAGTTTCCTGGTGGACCTTGGTGCGAGGAGAAAGACTGGGTTATGTTTGCCCGTTACGCAGGATCTAGGTTTTCGATAGACGGCGGGGAGGTAAGAATTTTAAATGATGATGAGATTCTTGCACGTATTTCAGATCCAGAAGATGTCAAACATTATTAAAGGTGACTCATGAATATTGAAACAGCAAATCAGGTAGAGTTGGAATTGGACGATAAAGAAACGGTAGTCGAGGTAGAGTCAAAAAACGAAGAAGAAGGCGTTGAGGCGACCACCGAAGATCAGTTTGATAAAGCGGATACCGCGACACAAAAAAGAATTAATCGCCTTACCAAGAAAATGCGAGAGGCGGAAAGACGAGAAGTTGAAGCGGTTAACTATGCCAAACAAGTTCAAGCAGAGTCTCAACAACTGAAAACTCGCATGAATAATCTCGATACCAATTATGTTAACGAGTTTAGCAATCGTGTTACTACTCAGCAAAAGCAAGCCCAAGATGCAATGGCTAGAGCTATGGAAGTCGGTGACACCAAGGCCGCAGTTGAAGCACAGCAACAATTAACTGAATTAGCGATACAGAATGATCGCGCACAACAGGCCAAGATTCAACAAGAGCGATACCAGAAACAGGTTCAAGCCCAGCAACAAGCGCAGGTTAATCAACCGATGCCGCAGCAACAGCCTGAACCTAAAAGACCGGACCCCAAAGCCGAGCAATGGGCGGTAAAAAATGATTGGTTTGGTCAAGACGAAGCTATGACTTATGCGGCATTTGGAATACACAAAAGATTAGTTGAGGAAGAAGGATTTGACCCGCAGTCAGATGACTATTACAATGAGCTAGATCGGAGAGTCTCTGAAGAGTTTCCGCACAAGTTTGAAAAACAGACACGCCGTCCAGCCCAGACGGTTGCGTCTGCTAGTAGACAATCAACTGGGCGCAGTGGGAAAAGACAGGTTAGACTCACCCCTAGCCAAATTGCGATAGCAAAAAAATTGGGTGTGCCGCTTGAAGAATACGCGAAATACGTGAAGGAGTAAGATTATGAGTGAAGAAACTATGGATGCGCCCATTAAACGAACTTCTCGCGCAAACCAAACAAGGAACAAAAAGGCTATGCGTAAGCCTTGGAGTCCGCCATCTATGTTAGACGCACCACCTGCGCCTGACGGGTTCAAACATCGTTGGATTCGTGATGAAGTCCGAGGATTTAATGATACCAAAAACGTCAGTGCAAGAATAAGAGAGGGCTGGGAGTTGGTTCGTAAAGACGAATACCCCGACTTTGAAGCTCCTGTTGTTGAATCAGGTCGATATGAAGGTGTGTTTGGAGTAGGTGGGCTGCTTCTCGCAAGAATGCCGTTGGAAACAGTAGCCGAAAGGACTGCATATTTTAATTCAAAAAATGCGGACCAGATGGAAGCTGTCGATTCTGACATGATGCGGGAAAACGCACATTCAACCATGACGATTGCAAGACCGGATCGTCAATCTCGTGTAACTTTTGGCGGTCCACGTAAGTGATGACCGTTATTATTTTGGAGAAGTAAAATGGCTAATGAAAATACTGCCTTTGGTCTTCGTCCTGTCGGAATTGTTGGAAGCGGGGTAAACTCTACTGGGGTGACTGAGTATGAGATTGCGTCCGATAATACCAATGCTATCTATCAATACGGCATTTGTGTGCCTCTTGCTGCGGGTGTAATTACTTACGCGGGAGCCACAGATGGCGGAACGACGCAAGCGTTGGGTGTTCTGATGGGAGTTGAATACCAAGATTCTGTGCAAAAAAAGCCTGTTTTTATTAACTACTGGCCTGGGTCTAACTCTGTTAGCGTTGATACCAATTTTCCGGTAAAAGCGTTTGTAGCGGATAATCCCATGCAGATTTTTAAAGTAGCAAGCGATGCGTCTTTGACGAACAGAGCAACCGCGCAAGCGGCTGTTTTCGCTAATGCATCTTTGGGAACTTCTGCAAGGACAGGAAGCGATAATACAGGTGTTTCAAACTCTGCACTTGGCGTGAGTACAATTGCTACCACTGCGACATTACCTTTGAGAATCGTCGGCATTGCTGATGAGGAAGCAAACCGTGACTTTGCGGCTGCTGGTATCCCAATGTTGGTTCGTTTAAACGCTCACTTTAATGCATCTACAAGCCGTTTCGATTCGCAGACCACTGCGACATCGACGGGCATTTAAGGAGGCTGACTAATGGCTATTTCAAGATCGCAATTAGCGAAAGAGCTAGAACCAGGTCTCAACGCTTTGTTCGGCTTAGAGTATGATCGGTACGAAAATGAACATGCTGAAATCTTTGAAGAAGAGTCTTCGGACAGAGCTTTTGAAGAAGAGGTTATGTTAGGTGGTTTCGCAACCGCACCTGTTAAAAGTGAAGGCGGTACAATCAGTTTTGACGACGCGCAAGAAACCTACACTGCAAGATATACGCATGAGACTATAGCTCTTGCTTTCTCAATTACAGAGGAAGCGATAGAAGATAATCTTTATGACCGTCTTGCTTCACGTTATACCAAGGCATTGGCTAGATCAATGGCGACCACAAAGCAGATAAAAGCGGCGGCTATTCTTAACAACGCTTTTTCTACCAGTGATGGTTTTGCTTTAGGTGATGGCGCAGCTTTATGCTCTGCTTCTCATCCGTCCTTGTCGGGCAACCAGTCTAACGTATTAACAGTTGCTGCGGATCTCAATGAGACTTCGCTTGAGCAGATGTTGATCGATATTGCTGGCTTTACTGATGAGCGTGGTCTGAAGATTGCTGTTCGCGGAATGAAGCTTATTATTCCAAAAGAACTCCAGTTTATTGCAGAAAGAATTATTAATTCTAATCTGCGACCTGGAACTGCGGATAATGATCTTAACGCAACCAAGGCGATGGGTATGCTTCCAGACGGTGCGGTGGTTAATCACTTCCTCACTGATACTGATGCGTTCTTCATCAAAACTGATGCGCCAAATGGTTTCAAATACTTCAACCGTGCGCCGATCAAAACGGCAATGGAAGGAGACTTTGATACTGGTAATATGCGTTTCAAAGCCCGTGAGCGTTATTCATTCGGCGTGTCCGATTGGAGATCAGTAATCGGTACACCTGGAGCTTAATTAGCTCTTATGTGAAAAAGGCGGCTATTGCCGCCTTTTTTATTTTAGGTTATAGTGGGATTTCCTGACGGCCTCAAGGGGAGGCCGACTAAAGCCAAGACAGGAGATTATCATGGCTGTTCATTTTACCGGACCTATTCTTTTTGCAGGTAAGGACGGAAACCGTAAGTGGTTTGAAAACCTGCCTATTGACAAAAATCCAGACTATCTCGTCTATATGGACGACTTTACTGGTATTGCGTTAGACACGACAAATGATTGGACTCTTGTTAAAGACTCCAGTGCTACGGGCGCTATAGGCGCTGATTTGGTTAACGGCACTGTAGTTTTGACTTCTCAGGCTACTACCGACAATGATGGTGCCTCAATTCAGGGTAATGAAATATTTGCTGTATCCTCCTCGCGTGATATCTGGTTTGAAACAAAACTGTTTATTACAGACGCAGAAG